TCACGCACGGGAAGCATTATCAAGAATGGCCTTGTTTTGTGGAATCTCAATGTCACGCAGTACAAGGACAAGATCAGTCGCCTCGTGGCGAGTAAGGATCCGGCGAAATGGCATTTGTTTAAAGACCCGTCAGATGATTACCTTTCGCAGTTTACCGCAGAACATAAGGTTTTGGTAAGAAATAGAAACACAGGCAAGGCGAAGGAAGTCTGGCAGAAAAAACGCTCCTCGGTTGCGAATCACTATCTTGATGCGGAGGTTTACGCCATTGCCGCCGCCGACATAATCCGTGCTCTTAATCTTCGCAGAGATGAGCGCACGGTTCATAAAGATATAAGGCAGGAACACAGCCGTTCCAGTTGGATTCGTAAAAGAGAAGGGGCATGGATTTAATGGGCGGAAGATGGCTAAATAGGCATAAGAATTGGTTGCGTGAAGAAACACCTCCCGCTCGAGGTTCGCAGTTAGTTGACAGTGAAGATTACGGTGTGCCGTTTTATCCACTTAAATGTCCGGCGTGTGGAAGCAAGAATCATCATTGTTATTCAACTCATTTGCCGGTTCGATATCATGCGTGCAAGGACTGCGGAAAGAATTTTAAAAGCGTAGAAACAGAGAAAAAATAGAAAAAACGCATTTGCTATTTTGTAGTAATGACCCAATTGAAAAAGATTTGGGGTAAGGTAAACTAGAATTAGAAAATTAAAGCGGGACAGCTGATCACTGTTGCCGCACCCAATAGTATTTAAAAGCCATCTCCAGTCGACTGGCGGGAGATGGCTTTTTTATTGGGGTGATGGAGAGGTTATGAGCGCACCAACAAAACAGGAAATGCTTGAGAACGTTGAAACGGCGATTAACGTACGAATGACTGGCGGTGCCGTGCAGTCGTATTCGATCGGCGGCCGCAATTTGCAGTACATAACGTTAGCTGAACTTATAAAACTGCGGGACACGTTGCGGCAGGAGATTGCCTCTGGTAGTTCTCGCACATCGTACGCAAGGTTTGATAATCCGGTATGAATATAAAAGAAAAATTAGCGAATGGATTAGACGGTTTAGTCGGTTTCTTCTCACCGAAGGCTGGCTTAAAGAGGCGCATGTTTCGTGAGGCGATTAAGTTGTCCGACAAGTTCGGAGCTTATCGTGGAGCTGAAAAGAACAGGATGCGTTCGTCGTGGATCCCGGGAGGGGGTTCTGCTGATCAGGACATCATCCCTGATTTACCGGATTTAAGAGAACGTAGTCGTGATTTAAACCGCAATGACGCACACGCCTCAGGGATTACTAACACCATGACAACGAATGTCGTTGGCACTGGTATCCGACCGCAGAGCAGGGTTGATAAAGAGGCACTCGGGATCGCTGAGAGCAAAGCTGATAAGTTCCAGAAGAAAGCCGAGCGGTCATGGAAGATGTGGCTTCCGTACGCCGACGCTGGCAACCGCATGGACTTTTACGAGATTCAGCAGTTGGTTGACAGGCAAATTCTTGAGAACGGAGAGGCGATTGTTATCCCGGTAATGTTTAAGGATAAGAATCGCCCTTACTCTCTTGCGTTGCAGGTTATTGAAGCGGATAGGCTCGCCACACCACCTGATAAGCGTGGAGATAAGACCATAAGAGCTGGAGTCAGGATCGGTGAGAATGGTGAGCCGGTTTCTTACTTCATTCAAAAAAGCCACCCCGGTGATTATCGCTTCACAAAAGCGGATGAACGAGAATTCGTTGAGATCGCCGCACGAAATGAATTCGGCAGAGCTAATGTTTTTCATTTATATCCAGTTCAGCGATCCGGACAAACTCGGGGCGTTCCGTTCTTCTCTCCGGTGCTTACGTATTTCAAGGACTTGGCGGAGTATGCGGAAGCTGAACTTGTCGCCGCACGGATTGCGGCGTGTTTTTCAGTATTTATCACCTCGGAAGCATCGATGGATCTTAACACCGGATATGACCGCAACTTTCAAGGGCAATATTTAGAGTCATTAGAGCCGGGAATGATAAAGCATCTACTTCCGGGGGAGTCTATCACTTCGTTTAATCCTCAGCGTCCGTCAGCGACATTTGAACCGTTTATTGAAAAGATGCTCAGGGCAATTTCAGCGGCGTTGGGATTACCGTACGAGTTAGTTGCCAAGGATTTTTCAAAAACGAATTATTCGAGCGCACGTGCGGCGCTTCTTGAGGCACGCAGGTATTTCAAGGTTAGGCAGGAATGGCTCGCACGAAAACTCTGTCAGCCAGTTTGGGAGATGGTTTTAGAGGAGGCGTATCTCAGGGGCGAACTGGGGGCGATATCGTTCTACGAGAACAAGCAATATTGGGTCAACGCATCGTGGATTACTCCGGGATGGGAGTGGGTTGATCCATTAAAAGAAGCCCAAGCGGCGGAAGTAGGTATCCGAAATGGAATTGTTACTTATTCTGACCTGTATTCAACACAGGGCAAAGACTGGGAGGAATGTTTTGAGCAACGAAAAAGAGAACAAGAAAAAATCAAGGCGCTCGGGCTTGAAATCAATCAGAAGCCAGATTCAGGTGATGGTAAGAGCGCAAATGCAGACAGCGCAGACGCTGGTCGTGGAGGTGATGAGTAAATGAAAAAAGATTTATTCAGAACAGATATCGCACGTTCCGGCAACGTCAGAATTGACAGAGAGGCGGGGACTATCAATGGCTTCGCCGTAGTCACGAAAGGCGTTACGAAAGACAGCCGAGGAGAGTTTGACGATGTTTCGTTGGATTCGGTTGTTGAGTTCGGGAACAAGGTAAAAACGGGTATTAAGTCAAGATTTGGTCATCCCAACATGAGCAGTACCGCTCTGGGTACTTTCTTGGGAAGGGTGCGGAATTTTAGGCGTGATGGAGACATCGTTAGAGCGGATCTGCACATTGATAAGACGGCATTTGAAACGCCAGATGGTGATCTCGCCGGGTATGTTCTTAATCTTGCGGAAAGCGACCCGGAGATGTTCGGTGCGTCAATGGTGATTTATTGGGATGAGGAAAAACGAGAGGGCTTGGACGCTAATGGAAACGAACTGCCGCCGTTCATTCGTGTCACGAATCTATTCTCGGTTGATGTGGTGGACGATCCGGCGGCGAACAATGGTCTTTTTGGCATGCCGTTTTTTTCTGAGAGCGTGCGGCCGTCAGCGGAGATGACAGCGTTTTTGGATAAATTCCTTAACAATCCTGATGCGGTAGAGAGAACCATCGGGTTTTTGAATAGATATCGGTTGAATAAAGAAGTGCAATCCAAACTTAAAGAGGAGGTGTTAGCGATGCATGATTTAACGTTAGAGAAGCTGAAAGAGGAGAGAAAGGATATTTTCGAGGCGGTTCACAAGCAGGGTTTTGACGCTGGCGTTCAGGATGAGCGTGGCAGGGCGGTTGTGATTCTGAAAAAAGCGGAATCGTTTCAGGGGATGAGCGCTCTCGCATTGGAGTCAGTTGAGCAGGGGCTTACGCTTGATCAATCGGTCGTGAAGTTTCAGCAGAAACGACTTGATGATATCGAGAAAGCGTCAGCGCCGGTTGTCGGGCCTGATGGCGAGGAAGTATCTAATAAGAAGGTCACTCATTTGGAGCGTGCTCGGCAGTACCAGAAAGAGCATGGGTGCGGCATGACGGACGCTCTTAAAGCGACAGCGGATAAAAGACAATAACCATAAAGGAGGAGGTAGAAAAATGTCTCAATTTAATATCGGATCAAAAGCGTTTGTAGCGGGAGAGGATTTAGAAGCCTACCGCCGGGTGAAGTTAAGCGCAGGAAGCGGCTCGCAGGTTGAGTATGCGGACGCAGGCGAGGCTTGTATTGGAATCACTGCGGCAAAGGCGGCTCAGGGAGAGCATATCAGTGTGGATTTAAAAAGTACGGGCAGGACGTTCAAAATGGTTGCGGCTGGGGCTATCAGTGTTGGCGGCAACTTTTACGGAGCCAATGACGGCAAGATCAGCGCAGTCGTGAGCGGTTCCATTATTGGAAAAGCGCTGGAAGCGTCGACAAGCGATAGTGAAGTCATAGAAGGGCTATTTGCCTAATTAAAAGGAGGAATAAAAAATGCCAGATTATCAGGGAACAAGAGCAGTACCGAGACTTGAGTTAGGAGAAGCGGCGCTGGAGTTTATCCAGTCGCAGGATGAGTTTATAGGCACCAAGGTTTTGCCTATTTTCCAAACCAAAAAAAAGGCGAGTATCTTTCCGGCGATCACACGGGAAAGCATCACTCGTGAGGCTGATACCAAGCGTGCGCCTCGAGGTAACTACAACCGTGATTCGTTTCAGGCGAAAGATAGACAGTACGCCTGTGAGGAACATGGTCTGGAAGGGCCTCTTGATGATTCCGAACGGGAAATGTATGCCACGGACTTCGACGCCGAGCTTACAACCGTTCAAATCGTGACACGCAGGGTTCTGCAGGCACAGGAGAAGCGTATTGCATCAAAAGTTTTTGACACTTCCGTTTTTACGGGGTCAAAACTTTTCACCGACTATTCGAGCGCACCATGGGATAACGTCTCGAGCGATGTTATCGCTCAGGTGAGAGCCGCTCGTGAGCAGGTGAGACAAAACTGCGGTATAGAGCCCGGTACGCTCATTATGAGTAAGGCGAACATCGACCGGCTTCTGAGCAATAACAAGATAACCGGCGCAATTCAGTATGTCGCAAGGCTTACCGAAGCGGAGATTCTCAACGCCATGGCGGATATTTTGGGCGTCAAGAGGATCATTGTCGGCAGGGCGATTTACAACATAGCGAAGGAAGGCAAGTCGTTTCAGGGTGCGGATATCTGGAGCGATGACTTTGCTATGGTGGCTGTTATCGGCGAAGGGCAGAGATTGTCCGACCCGACTGTAGGAAGAACATTCCTTTGGACAGCGGATAGCCCGGAGAACGCCACGGTTGAGCAATACCGTGACGATGCGGCAAGAAGCGACATCTTCCGTGTGCGTCAGCATGTGGACGAAATGATTGTCGATCCGTATTTCGCTCATCTGATGAAAGTAGACGCTTAACATTTGAGGGTCACCCGGGGGCTTAATCGCTCCCGGGCCCTCGCTTAAGGAGTGTCTATGAGTCTGAAAGAACGGATGCCGAAGGACGCAGTCGGCTGTTTTTTAAACGACGGTGAGTTCGCTGAGGAGATTACTTACACGACAGGAGTTGGTGTTTCCAAGGTGATCAAAGCTGTTGTTGTGCGATATGAGCTTGCGCCAGCGGAAGAAAACATCAACCGTTCGTTAAAAAAGCAGGCGGAAGTTTATATCGCAAACGATGAAATGAATGGAGTGGCTTCGGTAAATAAAAAAGATGACCGCATAACGCTCAAAGACACCGAAGGTGTTGATCACGAGGCGAGAATTAACGATGTCATAACTCGTGATGAGGGTATGTGGTACCTCTTGGTGGGGTGGTAGGTATGGTGCAATTAACCACAGAGATTGATACACGTGCGCTTGAGCGGGCGATTAAGATTGCTCCCCGGGTGCTTAAATTCGAGCTTGCGGATGGTATGGATCGCATAGGCAAGGGATTCCTGAAGCGTTTCAGACAGCAACAGCTTCAAGGGCCCCCGGGCGTGCGAGGATCGTCAGGTCATGGACTTTTTGGCACGTTCAAGCGAGTCTGTCTCGTGTCGCCTGAAATCGAGGGTATGGGAATTGAAATATTTACCGAGTCAAAGATCGCCAAGCTTCATGAGACAGGCGGCACAGTAAGAGACCCGGGCGGCAAGCGGCTGGCAGTGCCTTTATCGGCACGTAGTGAGATGTTTACGCCCGCTGGAAAACTTAGAGCCAGATATAAACGCCCAAAAGAATTAAAAAACGTCAGAGCGATGCGGTGGAAAGGTGAGACGTTTCTCGCCCGGGTGACAAAACGGGCGGCAAAAATATTGCCGCTTTACGTCTTAAAACGGCAGGTGAGGATAAAACCCCGGCTTGGATTTTACCGTACGTGGGACGGCTTAGTTAATTACCGCATCGATATTTTAAATAAATCAATCGCCAATGCATTGAGGAAGATTTAATGGAAACGGTAAGAGAGAGAATACTTCAAAACATAAAGACCACAATCGAGGCGGTTACGATCGCTAATGGATACAACTTTGATTTCACGCCGCAGACGGTTCAGCGTTGGTCAATGCACGGCAACCGCATGGTCGATATGCCGATGGCGGTTATCAGTCCGGGCGATGAAGACGAAACGAGTTCGCCGCATCCGTTTGAGGAATGCGTGTTGGCTGTTTATTTAGACGTGTTTTTTATTAACGACGAGAACGATGTGGTGCCGACAGACACGTATTTAAACAGATTGCAGGGCGATATTAAGAAAGCGATTTTGTTGGATTCGACTCGTGGCGGAGACGCAATCGATACGGATGTTTTGGGAACAACCCCATTTGAGACAACAGAGGCGCAACCATACGCTGGAATCATTATGGAGTTAAGGATTCGTTACCGTCATTTACGGTTTGATCCAACGGCAAAGAATTAATAAGGAGGGATTGAGATGTCAATGCTTATAAGAAAACGCCAGCTTGCGGCGAAGATTGAGGCTGTCGAGGGTTCTGCGGAAACCCTCTTGGCGGCTGACGCAGGCATTCTGGTCAATTTCTCGCCAAAGGCGAGTTACGATCCGCAGATGTACCAGCGGGATCCGGTTCGGGCATCACTCACAAAAATGGGGAAGCTGGCTGGTAAACGTTCGGCGGGGATTGATTTTAGTGTTGAACTTAAAGGTTCGGGTTCAGTGACCATCGAACCGGAATGGTTGCGTTTAATTAAGGCATGCGGGTTCGCCTCTAACAATTTGAAGAAGATATCGATTGGAGCGATTACCTCAGGGCCTTATCTGCATGGTGAAACCATAACTGGTCAGACATCGGGGGCGACCGGCAGAGTGGTTGTAAAGACGGTTAACGGAACGACTACGATGTACTTTGTCGCTTTAAGCGGAACATTCGAGACTGGTGAGGTTATAACGGGCGAAACGTCAGGGGCTACGTCAACAGCGACAGCGGATCCCACAAACGCAGGTTTTGAGATTAAGCCGATTAGCAGTTCGGTGATTTCGTTGACAATGGGATTGTTTGAGGACGGTATCAGAAAAGTCCTTAAAGGGTGTCGGGGAACAGTAAAGTTTAATTTTAAGATCGGAGAACCAGCGACATTGGATTTTAGTTTTAAAGGTGTTGAGTCAGGTGTTGCGGATGTGCCTATGCTGACGGGTGTCAGTTTTGACGCTACTGTGCCGCCGGTGCTTTTAAACGCCGTGATGTCTTGCGATGGCGTTTCGCTTAATATCGGCGAGATGGAAATTGATGTCGCCAATACGCTCGCATCAAAGGACAAGATCGATGACGCAAAAGGGATTCTTTCCTTCATGATCACTGGCCGTGACATGCAGGGATCGTTTAATCCTGAGATGGTTCCGGTCGCCACGCATGACTTCTTCTCGAAGTGGTTTGGCAATACGCCGATGGCGGTTGATCTGGCTTATGGCGAGACTGAAGGCAATAAGTTCAGATTCTACGCTCCCGGGATTATTTACAACAAGGTCGATGACGGTGATCGTGACGGCATTCAACTGGCGCAGACGTCGTTTGATTTGACCGGGTCAATGGAGCCCGGCGATGACGAACTGGCTATATTACTTTTATAAAACAGGAGGTGTTCCATGTTAACAGGTATTGATATTAACGCTACACGAGAGCACGTGTCCAAGTTGGACACGGACAAAGAAAATCCAACGGTGTTTCATATCGGGATATTGGATCCGGTATTAAGGGCTGAAGTTGATGACGAAAGCAGTACCTATGAGATGAGTTCAACGAATCCCAACGATAAGGCGAAGGTGCGGCTTAACTGGAACAAGCGGCAGATCACGGCGATTAAGTTTGGACTCAAAGGTATGGACAATTTCCTTGATCCGCAGACCAAGAAGCCGATTGAGCTTAAATTCGACACAGTTCATTACGCAGGCAAGATGAGGAATGTCGTTCCGGATAGGATAATCGCCATGTTGCCAAACGAGCTAAGGCAGGAGCTTGCGGAAGTGATTCTGAACGAATCAAAACTGTCGGAGGGCGAACAAAAAAACTGATCGTGGCGGTTCATCTGGGCGACCTCACCATGAACTGCCGCAGTTGTTTAAGCGGGAGAAAGATTCAATGCGAGTATGAAGTGCCCGGACAGGAAGTCTGGGAACTATACGGCGAGCAATATCGAGGGTGCCCTTTTAAAATCGTCACGAGACAGTCGGCGAATTTTTTAAGGGCATTTCAGTTTTATAAGCAGGGCTATTTGCCGAACGATGGCAGTTGGATTGAGCAGTCGGCAAAGATGCTGGACGCTTTTGAGGTCATTGAGAAAGAGCTTCAGGCGATTGACCTTGAGCGGGAAAAAAGAAGGAATCGGTTTAAGCGATGACGAATAAAGAGCTGTCAATCATATTGCGTTTACGTGATGAAGCGACGAAACGTCTTGAGGGCGTGCGTGGCAACTTGCAGAGGTTTGCCAATTCTTGGAAGCAGAACTGGCTTGCAATTACCGCCGCTATTACGGCGAGCATCTTGGCGCTTCGCAAGGCGTGGGATCTTATGGAAATGGGAGCGAAAGCCCAGCAGATAGAGGAAAGTTTCAAACGCATGGCCGAGAGTGTCGGTATCAATTCTCGGGAGATGAAAAAAGCGTTAATGGAAGCGTCGAATGAGACGGTTAATTTTTCAAACGTGGCGGATAAAGCCTCGGCTCTTATGGCACAGGGGTTAAATATGGATCAGGTCACGGCGCTCATGCGGCAGGCTCGGGTGGAGGCACGAATATTTGGCACGACCACGGAAGAAGCGTTTCAAAATATATCAAGCGCAGTCACCGGCGGATTGGTCACTACACTGCGTAGGTCGTATGGGCTTCAATTATCGCTTAAAGATGCGGCTGAGGAATACGCAAAGGCTACGGGTAAGACTACCGAAGAAGTGCAGAAGTATTACATGGCGCAGGCGCTCGCCAATCACATTTTGGAGAGAAGCAAGTCACACCTTGAAGCGGTGAACCTTGAGTTGATGACCAGCTACGAAAAGGTTCAGATGCTCAAATCCAAATGGAACGATTTCATGGAATCGGCTGGTCAGATGTTATGGCAGGTACTCGGCTTTCTTCAAGGATTCGCCAACCAATTGGTGACAGGTGTGTTCACGATCCTTGAATACGGGGCTGGCGCTGTGAAGGCGTTTATTCAGGGAATCATTAGCGCTCTTAACGGACTTTTAGAGTTTGGGACAGATTTTTTTCAGAAGCTCATGGTGCCGCTCATTAAATTTTATGAACTCTTGGGAAAACTTCCCGGTTCAGTTGGTGAGACGTATAGGCAGGCGGCGGCTGAGGTAGAGCGGTTCTCGCAGTCATTAGAGGATAACACGATCCAGTTCAATGTTGATGGACTCACTCAGGGGCTTGAGGAGGCGAGACAGGCGTTTAATCTTGCCGCTCAGGAAAGCGCAAAAGAGGCGATTGCCCAGTATGACCTTGTTTTCGCCAAGGTTAAAGACACTGGCGATAAAACCGCCGAGATATTGAAGAACGTGGCGAAAGAGGTTGGCAAGGGTGCTGAGGAAGCAGGAAAACAATTTAACGCCATGGAGGAGTTCGCTAAACAATCCGCTCGGAATATGCAGAACGCTTTTTCAGACTTTTTCTTTAAGGCATTTACTGGAGAACTTCGCAGTATCAAAGATGTGTTCGCAGATTTCGGCAGGGCGGTCTTGCAGATGATCTCAAACATCTTGGCGAAGCTGTTGCTTATCAAGATGTTTACCGCTATGGCAGGCGCTGGCGGCACGATATTCGGTGTGCCAGTGGCGAGTTTGTTCCATCAGGGCGGTACCATTCAAAGGCGCAACCGGGCGTTTATCCGTGCGCATTCTGGGCTCGCCCCCGATGAGGTGCCGATCATAGCGCAGACAGGCGAGGGAGTGCTTTCCCGCAGAGGGATGCGAGCGGTAGGTGGGTCGGATAATTTACGGGCGCTCAATAACGGCGAATCTATCCAAGGCGATGGGATCACTATCAACGTCAATCAGGTTATTCAGGCGTGGGACGCACAGGACGTGTGGAGAAATCGCAAGATGTTATCAAACGCTATCGCCGATGACATTTATAACAACGGCAAGATTCGTTCGGTGATCAGGAGTTACACATGAGTGATTTCACGTATTTGCCGGATTTTGTTTTTGAGGAAACGCTGGAGTACAAGACGCTTATTTCGGAGTTCGAGAGCGGTGCGGAGCAACGCAGACGAAAATGGGCGGCTCCGCTACGTAAGTGGCGGCTGAGATTTAACAGCCGGGTGAAGGCTGACATGCAGTCGGTGCGGGAGTTTTTTAAAAGCAAATACGGGGCGTTCATGGCGTTTACTTGGACGAACCCGAATGATTTGGTTGAGTATTCAGTGCGATTTGTGGAAGACAGTTTTAAGTTCACTATGAAAGCGCACGAGGTTTATGACTTTGAGTTTGATTTGCAAGAGGTGAAGTAATGCCCAGAGATGTTGATCTAACGTTTAAAGAAGAAAAGGCGAAGCAGGAAAATGCTCCGATATTCCTTTACACGCTTGAGGCGTATGACGGGGTTAATGATCTGCGTCTGGCTGGGTTTGATCAGGATGTTACGTACGACGGTGTGCTTTACTCTAAATTTCCTATAACGCATGAGTTTATAGCGGAGAACAATCAGGGTCAGATTGAACAGGTGAAGGTGAGGCTCGGTAACGTTTCACGGCTTATTCAGCTTTATTTAGAGCAGTTTGATTTTAGGAGCAAGAAGGTCGTTATTCGTATGGTTTGGGCTGATCAACTGGCGGATCCGGACGCTCATATGGATGACGTGTTTTATATCGACAATTACTCGGCTGATCAAAAGAACGTTGAGTTCACGTTGACCGGCAAGTTTGACGTGTTGGGTGTGGATTTGCCCGCACGCAGGTATGCCCGAAATTATTGCGCTTGGAAATTCAAGTCAACGGAGTGCGGGTATGTGGGAGGAGAGAGCGCATGCAACAAGACGAAACAGCGGTGCAAACTGCTGGAGAATTACCATCGGTTCGGGGCGTTTCCGTCTGTGCCATCAAGACGAATTTACGTGATGTAGAGAAACGCATGGTTGAGAAATATCTCGGCGTTTCCTATCGGCACAGAGGACGCTTGATGGAGGGGCTCGATTGTTGGGGCTTTCTTAAATTGGCATACGCCGACTTAGGAGTCAGTCTTTTTGATGTTGAGGACTTGGAATACAGCAAAGTTTGGGGGATTAAAGGCAAAGATTACTTTAAGGATAACTACGCCCATGATTGGGAGAAGGTGAGCGATCCACAGGTTTTAGACGGCATTTTGTTTGTTAACTCAAAGGGGATCGCTAATCATGCGGGCATAGTTTTAAGCAACAGGCGGTTCATTCATTGTTGTCGGCAGGGCGTGATCGTGTCACGGCTTGATGATGTTTCATGGGTTAAAAAGATTGAAGGGTTTTATAGGTTAAGAGCATGGTCATAATTCGTAACATAGCCAATCCGTTTAAGACTGAGGACGCAGACGTCCGGGAGTTTAAGTATTCCCGGAGCAAATGCGTGCGGGATTATCTTGATGAGGCGGGTGTTGACTATCAAGGCAAGCGGGTAATTGTTACCGGAAAGCGCATTGAGGATTTATCAGTGCGACTTGATAACGGGGATGAGATTGTGGTTGTGCCGGAAGTAAAAGCTCCGGTTGTAGCGGTTGTGTCGTGGATTATTTCCGCTGTCTGGGCGGCGGCCGTGGCGCATCCTTTTTTGTTCACGTTCTTTGTACTTTCCATGGGCTATTCGATTTATCAGTACATGAACCAGCCAAAGATGCCGGATTTCAATTTGGGGTCAGGAACGGGTATGGATGAGGGATCGCCAACATATGGCTGGGACGGCGTGCAGACCATTCAGGAGGTCGGCGTTCCGGTGGCGGTAGTCTACGGCAGGCATCGCATAGGCGGCAATATTGTTAATCAGTTTTTATGGGAGGACGGTGATAAGCATTATCTCAATATTCTGCTCGCTCTTTGCGAGGGCGAGATTGAGTCGATTGAGGAGATAGAGCTAAACAACAATCCGATCGGTAACTTTGACGGCGTTTCTTTAGAGAAGCGTTTCGGAACAAATTATCAGAGCATGATCTCTAATTTTGAGGATCTACACAATGTTTATCCGGTCAACGCCAATCTGACGCAGAACAATCCGTATGTATATACCACAATCGATTCCGACGTCGAGGCGTTTGAGATTCATTTAAGGCTTAGTAACGGGTTATATCAGCAGAACTCGGGTTCCGGTGATATCCAAAGCTGGAGCGTGACTTACCGAGTTGAATACAAACTTCATTCAGAAAGTGTTTATATCGACTTGGGAGAGACGACGATATCAGGGCAGTCACGCACAAGTGTCCGGCGTGTGTTCAGAAAAATAGGGCTCACGCCCGGGCAATACGATATCCGCATTACCCGCACCAGCGAGGACAGTTCGCTTCAACCGTTAAAACAAGGCGATCTTACGCTGTTTCAAATCGACGAAATTAAAACCGATGATTTGGTTTATCCCAACACCTCATTGCTCGGGCTTCATCTCTTGGCGACAGACCAGTTGAGCGGATCAACGCCGAACATAACAGCGGTCGTGGAAGGTAAAAAGGTTTTAATCCCGGATGTGCGCAACGCAGGAGCGTCGGTTGATTGGGAAGATTATTACTGGGATGGGAGCGATTATCGGTTGTTCGCTGATGACACGCTTCTCTCTTGGGATGGCGTTACATATGTTTTGAAATACTCAGCGAATCCGGTGTGGTGTTTGCGGGATCTCGTCATAAGCAAGAGGTATGGTCTTGGTGAATTTATTCTCACGGACAATTTGGATAACGCCTCGCTTCTTGAGATGTCGCAGTATTGCGAGGAGAAAGTACCGGACGGTCAAGGTGGTTTTGAGAAACGGTTCAGAATGGACGTGGTGGTGGATAGCAATCATAAGGCGTTGGATATTTTGATTCAGCTTTGCGCCACATTTAACGCCATGCCGGTATATAGCGCAGGGGGTCTCGCATTCAAGATTGATAAACCAACGCTTCCAACGCAGTTATTTGGTATGGGCAATATCGTCAAAGATTCTTTCGCTCAGAGTTGGAAAACGATGAAAGAAGTGCCGAATGTGATCGAGGTGCAGTTTACCGATAAAGAAAAAAACTATCAGCAGGAGACAATCGCCTACATTGATGAGGAATCACTGGCTTCGGGCGAACCAATGCGCAAGAGCCAGATTCGTTTGTTTACGACTGGGGCTAGTTACGCCATTCGTGCGGCACGATACGCTTTGAAGGTCGCTCGGTATATCAACCGATCAGTCGCTTTTAAGGCGGGTATTGACGCTGTGGCTTGTCAGGCGGGGGATATTATTTCTATCTCGCATGATGTTCCTCAGTGGGGTTTCTCGGGCAGGGTGCAGGATGGTAGTTCAGCCACGCTTATTAAATTAGACCGGGCGATGATTGTTGAGGACGGCAAGTCCTACAAGATACAGATTCGATTTAGTGATGACACGATTGAGGAGCGGCTTATCACCTCGCCAACGGGAACGCATACCGAAATCGCTTGTGAGGCGTTCTCCGATGATCCGCAGGTGTTCGATGTTTATGCTATTGGGGAAACAAACAAGATAAAAAAAGATTTCCGGGTCGTATCAGTTCAGCGGGAAGGCAAGCATGAGGTTCAGATATCGGCGCTTGAGTATAACGAGGCGGTGTATGACGATTCGGACATCATCTTGCCGCAAAATAATTATTCATCTTTATCGAGTGAGATTCCAACGGTCAACAACCTTAGTTTGACGGAGTCGCTCGTTAAGAAGACAGATGGAACGATCGAGAACGCAATTGACGTTTGGTTCGACCGCCCAGCGTATGTGGATCATTATGTCAAGTCATACGCCAAGGCGAAAATTTATTTAAGCGATGATAACGGTCAAAGTTGGCGTGCGAGAGGCGAGACCACAGGAACGCAGTTCCGCATCATTGGTGACATTGTTGATGGGCATACCTATAAGGTCAAGGTGACTTCGCTTGATTCATTAAACGAGGAGAGTTCGCTTGCCACGGCGCCAGAGAGCGAGATCACGGTTGTGGGTAAGTCAGCGCCGCCTTCCGACGTTCCTTCTTTTTTGGTTAACCGCAATAGGGACATGCTGTATCTCGGATGGACGCCTATCGCTGACGTTGATGTATGGGGGTATGAGATCAGGAGAGGGCTTGATTGGGAGAGCGCTGAGTTTATCACGCTTCAACAGGGGACGCATTATCTCACCAAGGATGTTAAAAGAGGCGTTGGCCAGCGGTATTGGATTAAGGCAATAGACACGTCCGGTAATTATTCCGTGAACGCAAAAGAGGCGGTTGTGACAATCACGGAGATTCCGTTCAGAAATATCATCGCTGAATATCAGGAACAGCCACTGTGGGAAGGGACAAAAGTCAATATTGAAAAGGTGGACGAATCAATCGTCATCACAGACGGCGTTATGTCAGGGGCATATATTACGCCGGTTAGGGATTTCGGGTACGTGGCGAGTGTTTATATCGGGATTGATGTGATCGTCTCGACCTCTTTGGGCAGGCGGTTTAACAGCGATGGAGTTACAAAATTTACTGATAGCCCATCGTATCGTTTCACTGGTCAGGAAACCCTGAGGGCGGCGAGCTTTCGTATAAGGACTTCAGAGGACAGCGTCACATGGAAGGATTGGGAGGATTATCAGCCCGGCGATTATTACTGCCGCTACTTTCAGATCGAGTTGACGTTGTATCGGGAGAACATTGGTGACGCTATTACCTGTTCGACGTTTCAGTATTTCGGGGATCTTCCGGACGTTGATGATTATGGCAACGATACGGTGCTCTCAGCGGTTGATGGTAAGCAGGTATTTTTTGGCAAGACGTACCACGAAGAACCGAGCGTGCATATTGAGATAAGAAGCGGGAGTGGGATTTATTCGCAGTTTATCGAGAAAGATATCACGAGTTTCAAGGTGAAATTGTACGACGCTCAAGGCGTGGCGCAGGTCGGCATGTTCGACTGGCACAGCCATGGGATTTAGGAGGTTTAAAAGATGGCGAAAAAGCTGATTCCTTACAAGGTGGTTATTGAGTTTGAAAAAGGCGAGTTTTTGAACGGTGTCATTTTATACAGGGTCAACGATGGGGGTGTTATCGGGCGCATAAAAAGCGTCGGGATTACGGACGCAAATTTTAATAAATCGACACTGAATGGTTTGTTGCAGAAATTTTCCAAACACGCAAACCAGTCGGAAGGAGTGGAAGATGGACAAGTTGATTTGTAACAGGTGCAAGAAAGAAATACCGGACGACATGGCATATGTGTCGGTCAATGGCGACATCATTTTGCGTATGCCGAAAAGAAAGCCGATTGTTTTCACTTGTGCCGAGCAGGCGGAAAACTATGCCCGGCAGATGACGCTACACGATGTTTGCTGGATTCAGATGTTACGTGATTATGGGATTGAGCTTAACGACATGAACGAAGTCGCTGAGGCTTATAAAAAGAGGGAGGTTGGCGATGGCTTGGGACAAGACTAAACCCGAAAACGACATGCTTTTGATTAACTTCCCGCCAGCGTGCAGAGCTAACTGGGAGGCTTTGGAGTTATTGACGGACCCGGCGTTACAGATCACGAATTCTAAAGTCGCACCGGGAGCGGGCATTGAGGATACAAAACTCGCCCAGATTACATCGCTGAATAAGGTTCATGGTTCGGCGATCACTGGTTTAGCGAGCGTTCCTTCTGCGGCCGGAGTTCTACCTGCGGAAAATTCTCCTAATAAATTGAAGGCGGATGTGAGTGACACCACGCCGGAGTACTTGGACGGGTTAATTGACACAGCGATGTTTCAGGTATCAGCGGGTGATCAGTTGCAGTTAAAGGACGGCGGGGTATCTACAGCGAAACTCGAGAATGGAGCGGCTTCGCCCGGGAATAACAAGTATTACGGAACGAACGCATCAGGCACAAAAGGATTTTTTGATAAGACGGCGGTTTACGCCTCGTAGGGAGAATTATGGCGCATAAGTTACCACCAAAACAATGCTCATCGAACACACCGGCTTGGACGGATCCAGTGCTTACGGATTTATCCACGAAGGTTCGCAAGGTTCATATTGATGAGCTTCGGTCGTTCCTGAACGCAGAGTTTGTGAGGCGTGGGCTTACGCAGGCGTCTTTCACTGACCCGACAATTACGGCTTTGGTCACGGAAATCAGGAAGGTGCATGTCGATCAATTACGGACGGAACTTGCGGCGTGCAAATCTGGCAGGGGTGAATCCGGGTATTGTCCGCAGGATAGTTCAGGATGCATGGATTTCACGGATCCCACGATAACGGCGCTTTCCACAGAGGTCAGGGGGACTCATTTCCGGCAGATGATGCAAAAGGTTCAGGCGCTCATGACCGGTTGTATTTGCGAAACTGAGCAATGCCAGTATTGCGCTGATTGTGGATATCACTATACAACGTGCTCGCATGCGGGCGTGGCGTGTGACGACCATAAATATTCGGAATGCCACCACTCAATAAACCACTACTGGAATTGCGCCAGTATCAATTTGCCGTCAGCGGCTGAGCATCCGTATAAATCAGCGAACCCGCCGGTGGCATGGGATGGCTATGTGCCGTGGGATTGGTGCGTGTATACGCCGCCGGGATCAAACTGGGGATCGTGCGAGTATCAGGGCGGTCACAACCACACGGCGTGGAATTGCAAATGTAACCCTTATTCATGGTGAGGACTATGCTTCAAGATCAGGAAAAAGCGGATAAAGCGTCATTTAAAGCGGCTCTATTGGAGAACGAGAACATCGTTAAAGAGCTTATTTATTTTTGCAGAAATAATCTGAACGATTTAACCGTCCAGTGTTTCACGCATAAACGGTTTATGAGCGTTCAGGCGTTTATCGATGCTTTGCGTTTGGCATATCAGGAACTAGGAGTCGAGGGAGAGAAAGGAAACGTATCCGATTTCGTTTTATTCGTGACCGGGGAACACAGGGACAACATTTACGCCTCGCACGTGTGCGTCATTACCGATGAGCACCGGCAGGTCTTTGCGGAAAGGCTCGGAATGGAGATCGAGGAAATCGAGGCAAGTCTTAGCAAATTGACATGGAGGATCGATGGCGGTATTTGAGCTTGAGAAAAGCAAGGCGATAGGTGATTTGCCGTCACAGTGCCGTGAGGTTATCAAGCGGTACAAGGGTGAGGGCATGTTTGATATCGCCTCGATCACAAACGGGAAGCAGGAATACACCACGGTTTATTTCCTGATGACGCAGGACTGCAATCTGCGGTGCGCTTATTGTTATCAGCCCAAGGAGTTCAGGCAAAAGAACACTGCGATCACTAAAGAGATAATCGACGCAACTATCGATTGGGCTTGTCGGACGTTTGATGAGCGCAAGATCAAGTTCAGCATCTTTGGCGGCGAGCCGTTCTTGAATTTCCCGATGCTCAAGTATCTTTGCGATACCTATTGTATGTATCGCTATGTTGTCACCACGAACGGACTTGTTCTTTTGGAGGATCCAAACGTCAGGGAATGGGTGCTTCTCCATAAGTATCATCTGAATTTAAGCGTCAGCATATCGGCGCTACGCAGTGTTTTGGGCGATGGTTATTTGGATAAAGCGCAGGCGGTGCTTGATTTGGTCAAAGCGAACGGCGGGGATGTGCATTATGTGGTTGATGACCCGGATCGACCTGAGGTTTATGAGGAGATAGTGCGGCTGTATGAATGCGGAATTCCGGTTGTCCGAGTATCTTCAGCCCGGCATTGGGATATGGTCAGGGACAAGAATGAGCGGTTTAAGGAATTGTTTCAACGTATTGCGGAGTACGTTTATTTCACTGGTCAGCCGAAGTTCGGAAGGAGTCAGTGGGACATAGCATTAAAGAATAATATTTATCGCAAGATGAAGGGTATTGCGCTCAAGGACGTGCCGCCAACTTTTTGCGGATGCGGGTATTTGTATCTGGCGGTGAATAATAAAGGCGATATTTATCCGTGTGATTTCTTTGCTAATTACCCGGAGTTTAAGATCGGGGACGTTTGGGACGGGTTTAACGATACGGCGTTCTTTTTTAAGAAGATGGGGGATTGGATTAGCGATCTTTATGAGCATTGCCGGGACTGCGAGGTTTGTTTTGACGGGGACATTCGGTGTTGCCCGAGAGCGATGTGTTTGGCGGAAAATTACACGGTAACCGGCAATCCGTTAAAGCCAGCGCCGAATCACTGCTGGGCGAACCGTATTGAGACAGCAACGTATGAGTACATAGCGAAGAAGGCGATTGAGACTGGCATCGATGTTCTTTATCACAAGGGGCGGGTATGAGGATACCAGTTTATAAATCAGTCTATTTGTATCTGACGCACGCTTGCAACGCCAATTGTTCGTTTTGCTATCGCAGGGGACTGTTTGAGCGCAACAAGATATCGACGCTCGGACCCGTGAAGATGTCAAAAAAGACGGCGGATGACATTCTCAATTTTTGTTTCGCAAGGCTCAAGCTGGATCCTAAGTTCACGATTTACTTCTGGGGTGGGGAGCCAACGGTCAACTTTGAGGTCATTCAGCATGTAATGGAGAAGTATCCGCAGATGCTTTTTCATATGAACACAAACGGGGCGTTGATAGATGAGCGGATGTATGAGTTTTTATCACGAAATCGCAATATCGGGATCACATGGTCGTTTGGCAATTGCTACGAGAAGTACGGCGGGCCTCAGGGCAAGGCACAGGCAGAGACGTGGATGCTGAAGCTGGTCAAGGAGAACCCGAATCACAACGTGAATTTTATGGTCGTGGAATACGGGAAGCTAAAAGGGGACTTTGATTTTATCGCTCAAAACATCACACGCAATATCACGATTGATTTAGCGACTCGACACGATCACAGCAAAGAGGACTTGGAGAGGTTCGCAGGGCAGTATTTCGAGTTACTTATTGAGCATGAGCGTGACGCTGAGATGTTTCAGACGCTGAATCCGGCGCTTCACAGCAACGCTTATGTGCGGGAGTTTGGGTTAAAGGCGCAGGTTCGTGATTTTCACTTCTGCAGGACGGGTCTGGAGCGTCTTTTTATAGATACCGAGGGCGGTATTTGGCAGTGCGACAACATGTATATCTGCAGGCATAACCGGCTGGGTTCGGTGTATGAGGGGATCGATTACTCAAAATTGGATTATGTTTGGGAAATAGACGCAAACAGGGAAAAGTATCTCGGCATGTTCTGCGAGGATTGTGAGCTGTATAAGCGGTGTCCCCGAAATAAATGTCTGGGGTTAAACCTCGAGCATATGGGCGATATGTTTAATCCGGAGCCGGGGTATTGCGCCATGAATAAGGTTCTGGCGAAGGTCATTGATAAATATATTCAGTTAGAAAAAGAAAAGAAGGAGGCGGTCAATGTCTAATGAGGAAGTGGTCGGCGGTAAATCCAAAGACGAAATAAAAAGCATAGATTTGTTTATTACCGAGCGGTGCAACATGAACTGCGATTATTGTTTTCACCCAAAGACCGAGGCTGTGCTTTCGGCAGAGCAGGGCAAAAAGATTCTCGATCGGATGAAGGAGTTAAGCCCAGCCGCTTTGCAGATCACGTTCTTTGGCGGTGAACCGCTGTTGTATCCGCAGACGGTTTTGGATCTCGCTCAATACGCCCGGGAGCTATGGCCGACGGACAAGGATGGTCGGCATACTTCGACGTTCTCAATTTCAACGAACGGTATGTTTTTCGATGATGATGTGTTCAGGAAGTTCGCCGAGCTTGGTATGGCTATTCAGGTCAGTTGTGACGGCGATGAGATCACGCATACCGAATACCGGCACGGTGACTATAAGCGGATTATTGAGAACATGAAGAAGATCTTGGCGATTAAGCCGGACATGAGCGTGCGAATGACGTTTACGCCCAAAACGGTCGGCAGGCTCGCTATT